TCTTCCGCCGAAGTGGCGATGGTTATCAGTTCTCCGGATGTCACCGAAGGCACTGCCGTAGGGGTAGTCCCTACCACCGTCAGCGTGAGCGGAGCCACACCTTCGGAGGGGGTAAGGATCACTTTCTGGACATCCCCCCACGCATCATGCCACCGCACTCCGATCCCGGTTACGTTTTCCTCCAGGATTCCGAGGGTGGTTGAAGCGGGAGTCAGGGGTCCCTGCTTGAATATGCTCACTGTACAGCCTCCTTATCTTCAGTACAAATAGGACAGAGTTCTCTTGTCACTGTACCACAGATAAACGGCTTGTTGCAAGAGGTACATTTGATGCGGAACCTCCGAAGGTACAAGGACTTATCTGGATTCTTGGGGCTCTTGAGAGGCTTGTCTGCCTCCGCGCTTTCGTGCGGGGACTCAAGGATCACGGAAGGGTTGGTCTTGAGTACAAAGACCGTCTGGTAATCAAAATGCAAGGGCTCATGGGTGTATCCGTCTTTCCGCAGGAGGTTGAGTTTCCTCCAACCGTACTTTGACTTGCACTCGGGGCAGAATTTCTTGTAGCCTGCGGTAGATTCAAATTCCGAGCCACAAACAACACAAGGAAAGGAGGTTAGCTTGACTCTGTTCAAAGACTTTCCTTTTCGCATCTTTGATAGTCTGGCCAAAAGTTCCACAGACTGAGGAACTCCTTTGTTGACAGGAGCTACCCCTTTTCTCAGCAACGTCAGACGTGCCTTCGTCTCCTCAGAATACACTACTTTCTTCCCTTTGTTGGGAGGAATAATTTCTCCAGCAGCATACCTTCGTTTAAGTGTGGCACTGATCTTGGGTATCGACTTAAGCGTAGCGAGTCTTTTATTCTCTCTGGCTTCTTCCGTAGCCATGGAGGCTCCCTCTCCTCCGTGAGTCAGATTATACCCACAACAAGAAATGGCAGTAGAAAACAAATCGATGTACTCCACCTCCAACGAACATAACACTTCGTTGTCGTCTGAGCGTTCCAGTACCCTCCAAGCAAAGTTTTCGGAGCCGTACTTCAAAATAGCGGAATGGAATACAAAGCCGTCCTTCCGACGTGCGCTATTCAAATGACAGTTTCTCCGACGGTTAAGCTCGGAATCCTTGCTCTTTCCGATGTACATCTTTCCGTTTACTTTGTTTGTTGCGCAGTAGACTATTCCCATGGAGGCCTTATTAAGAAGAAACAAAAGATTAGGGGCGGAGAGTTGATTCTCCGCCCCTAAATTACACGCTACGCGGTAGCGAGGTTGGTGATGGTGCCGTGGTAGGTCTCGGCGCTATAGTCACACCCACAGAACGTGATGTAGAAGCCTCCATACGCAGCGGCAGTGATTGCTGTCGGCTGCCACAGGACCTCGGCTCCATCCATGGATATCTGAGTTCCGCCTCCCTCAAGAGGAAGCACAGGAACGTAAACCGGAGAAACCACGGAGATGTCCGCGATCAGGAGAGTCCCTGCGGGAATCTGGGGGTCGTAGACTACGCCCACCTGAGCAAAGTCGGTCTCGATGAGCTGGATGTTCGCACCACCGACGTTGCGGCTCTGGGGCACGTACTCGTACAGATGCGAGAGCTGCTGCTTCTGGTAGCCATTGACGAAGATCACGGGATCGGTGAAAGGTGCGCCATTGTCGGCCATGGTCCGCAGGAGCTTGTCAATGAGGGGCTTGGTGAGAGCCGCACCCGCAGCCGCCACGGTGTTCGTGGTTACACCGGTGATGATTCCACGGGTCTTGGCCGCAGTGGCGGTCGTGGTGGCGTTGGCATAAGTACCATTCAAAAATGCGTACTCAAGGTCGATAGCCATCTGCTTGAGCTGAACATTCTGCTGGAAAGTCAGTTCGCTGACGACAGGATTGGGATCGTTGGTGTTGATGCCGCTCATGAAGCCGGAGGTACTCTGCTTCTTCATGGACACCTGCACGGTGTTCTGGAAAATCTGCACCGTGTTGGTGGCTTCGGAACGGGCCGTGGTCGTTGGGGTCAGGGTTCCGGTGGAGTCATCTTCCGAGATGGAGGGCTGGGAAGCCGCCGCAAGGGTCCACGTCTGCGCGAGGGGGAACAGGAAGGCACCGGAGCGCCGGGACCTGCCCGCAATGAGGTTGATGAAGGGGGTCTGCTTTCCGCCGATCTGGAGAAGCTCGCCACGATAGTTCAGGGTATCGGTCTTGGTCATAGCCATGGTGTTCCACCTGTTTTACGTAAGGACCACAGATTCCGGGGGCTTCGCGCCCCCTAGTCACCCTAGTCCTTGATTTCGGAAGCCAGCTTCGCTTTCAGCGACATCGCCAAAGGCGTGTCATTTCTTGCGAACGCTTCCTGGTATAATTGCTCGGTCGATTTGGAGCCCCCTATGGACCCCGCACCTCCGGCACCTGACGCTCCGCTTCCCGAGGACCTCGGAGGAGCAAGGATGCTTTTGGCAAGAACGCTGGTATCGGCCCAGTTCTTGATGTAGTCAAGAGGCGTAACCTCCATCTCCACACCGCTGTCGCCTTTCATGCGCGCATACACGCGCCGCGTACCGTCCTCACCCACATCGATCTTGATGTCACCGGACAACAGACCAAAGACTTCATCGGACATGCTCGGGTCCTTGAGCGACAAGGAAGAGATGGCCTTGCGGAGTTCGGCGGCTTTCACCGTCTCGTTCAGGATTCTGGATTCTTTGTCCACCTGATCCTGGAGCTTCTTCGCCAGCTTCTCGAATTCCTTGTTCTGCTTGGAGGTGCCTTGAAACTTCGCGTTCACCTCGTCAAGTTCTTTCTGCTTGGACTCCAGAATCTTGTCCCGGTCCTCAAGTTGCCGCAAAACCTTGCTGAACTCCTCGGGGTCCGCAGACGTGACTGTCTGGGCCTTCGCTTCCAGCTCGCGTATCTTGGTCTTCTGGGCGGCGATGCTTGCAGCGCTTTCGTTGAATACCGTGCCCATCTTCTCGAAGATACCCGCCGATTTTTCCGTGAACTCTTCCTTCTTGTCTTCAGGCACAAATCCAACCAGAATGTCCCGAAGCTCGTCCTGAAACGCCATGCAACCTTCTTTGCCAATCGGCAATGCAGAGAGATGATTATTTTGCCTCTGTCGTAGGCTCAACCGGGCCTGTCCAGAAGCAAACCGTATACTAACATTGTCTATACTACAACAAGAGTTACAAAGTGTCAAGCGGTGATTCCACCGCCTTATTCCAACTTATTTAAGCAAGCCTGAAGTCGCGGACGCCGTGGTCAAACCACCTTCCGCAGGAGGCGCTACAATAGGAGGAAGTGCCGCGATCTCCTTCATGTGCTTCTCGAAGCTCTTGTCTCCGCGCACGAGGCCTCCGGCGACAATAGCTTCGTAGAATTCCTCGTCGCTGATCTTGTTGGCCGTCCTCGCTCCGATGAGGGCAATGAGAGTCTGGCTGTCAATATTCCCCGGCAAATAGTTGGTGGACAATCGATAGGTGATTTCCTGCCTGTCCTTGCCTTTCAGACCCATGAATTCGGCCATGCATCTGAGCGCGGACGTGAGGGCCAAGGAGATATTGTTGGCCATGGTGGCAAGAATAGCCTGCTCTCCCGCGCGGTGGATGGCTGCGGTCTCGGCGGCTTCTGTCGATTTGGCATCCCCCGCGAGGATCTTGTTTCCGAGGACTGACATATCGTCCACGTATTCACGCATCAACTCTTTCGTGGGATTGATGCCTTCTCCGGTCATTTCCAGGAAGGTGGCGCTTCCTCCCTCGGTGAGCATGATAGCCGAAGTCGGGCCGAGCTTGATGCTCTTTGCCACCTGCCCGTTCTCGTCCATCAACTGCCCGCTGATGACGGGGGTGGGAACATCCGCCCAATGCACCGCATGGTTGCGGTCGGCAGAAGCTTGGTAGTGGTGGATATTCAGGAACGCCATATCGAGCAAGGGCGGACGCTGAACCTTCATGGTGTTTTCCATGGGGCCGATGGGGTAGAAGGGGATATAGTGCATGGGTTCGCCGTCGCAGAAAATGTAGCCGGAATCCAGCGGGAGCATCTTCTCTTTCGTCCCCACCAAAGCATCGGGATCAACTTCGTAGACCTCAAAGACGCAGTTGACCACTCCCTCGGATTCCTCAAGACGGAATATCCTGACGCGGGTGGATATCTTCGTTTCGTAGGTATACAGGGAAGTTCCGGAGGCAAAAGGCTCCTCGTAGGTATCCTGCAATTTAAGGTACGTCAGCACCCTTCTGTTTCCGATACGGCCTTCCCTCCAGTCGAGGATATTCTCCGCCGTGTACATAATGAGGTAGGGCCTGATTCCGTAGTTCTCCACGTCCATCCTGACCAGTGGCTCCTCGGGCGTGACCGGGTACTCAACAAGAATACCCACCCTTCCGGGAGTAAGTGTTTCGGCCAGGGAGTTCATGGCAAAAGCGTCCAGGGGGACGCCTGTCAGCGTGATGTCGGATTCAAGAGCCCTGATTTCTTTGGGCGCTTCGAACGTGGGCTTCTTCCTTCCCACAAGACCCAGCATGGCATCGATTGCGCGTCCCGTGAATCCAGTGAAGGAGGCGCGGTTCAGGTAGGCAAGGTACTCGGATTCGTTCATGCCGTTGGGCTGGGGGAGGTAGGTTGTCTTGTTTTCCTTTACAACATCCTCGCCCTCGACGACATCACGCATCAAGGCCCATCGGCCTTTGTTGGCTTCGTATTCACGATGCACGGTCATCAGGCCAACGGGGATTGGTACGGCGGAGCCGTTTGAAGCGGCGGCTACGGAGGCGAGGGTGTAGTCCATATCAGTATTTTCCTTTTCCTGATTTAGGGGAGGGCTTCTTGGGGGTCTTGGGCGGATTTTTCTTGGGTTTGGATTTCCCGGCTTTCTCCCGCCCCGCTTCGCTGAGGGCAATGGCAACAGCCTGCTTATGGGAATACTTCCCGGTATGCTCAAGCTCGGAAATGTTGGCGGAGACCGCTTTCTGCGAGGAACCTTTCTTCATGGGCATCTTGGAGCCTCCTGTAGGAGCGGAAATACAGGGACAGTATACAACAAAAGTGAAGAGGGTGCAATACTGCGGTGAGTCTAGGCTCCTGTCACGGGGATTCGACCCATCCCGCTCTTGAGGGGAAGCTGCGCCATCGCCAAATATCCTAATGCATCACCTATATGACCTAATGGCGACTTGGGGTCAGGAATCCGGGTTCCTTCCACATAAGTGAATCCGTCCAAAGACTTTTTGATGTGCTGCGTGGACCCTCCTTTATGGAAGAGAAGGCGTCGTTCCCCTGCCGCAGAACAAAGAGCCGCATTGACGGTATTGATCCTGTCAACGACATGGTATTTGGTTCCGGGGTCATAGACCTGAAATCCCGCCTTGCGGAGGAGGGTAAAGTCAGTTGTTCCTGCGGCGGCGGAGGTATGTCGTGACCCGCCCGCAGGATCAGGGAAACAATAAACCGGGTTATCCGGGTATCTTCTCCGTATTTCTTTCGCCATGAGTTCGGTGTTGCTGTCGGGAATTTCAATGTCGTCGATGATGTGGAGATCCCGTCCTCTGCGTATGCCTACCACGACGGCCCCAGGTGAAATGTTGAAATCCTCGCCTATCAGGACAGTCGTCTTTCCATCCTGCGCCATGAGCACAGATTCAGACAAATCAACTACATTCTTATCCCTGTCAAAGGCGTAGTAAACACGTCCTGCCATGTTGACAAAACTCGCGTTGAACTCCTGCTCGAACATCCGGGGGTCCATGTCCCGTCTTGCAGCTTCTATTTCTTCCTTCGGAACGTTTCCACCATCTTCCGTGGTGTAATGATGATAGCCCCAAGAGGGGTCGCCCTCATGCT